GAGATTAATTAAGGAGTTCCCAAAGGCAATGTCAACTGACTTCAAGGGTGAGATTGATGTCGCATCTTCAGAGGAGCTTCGTGACTCTCTTCATGCCGCAGTTGGGCATATGAATGACCGTATGGAAAGAATTCTTTCTATCAAGGGTCGTGGCAAGAAGTCTAAGGCTGGGGCTGAAGGTGGCATGATTAAAGAAGCTCAGAAGGCTACCAAGATCACTGGTGTTACAATTACCGTTCCACTTCTTATTTCTGGTGTTGCTAGAACACTAATTAACGGAACAGTTTCTGCTGGTCACTCCATGGAGGACATGTATGACGAGCTAAAGAAAAAGTACGCATTCACAGAGCGTGAAGAGTTTGAGATTCAGCTTCTTCTTGCTGACATGGGATGGCCAATGTATCAGGACCGTGGAAGAATTGGCGAGCAGGTTGATAAGTCTAAGTCAGATAACTTTGATTGGGCAGCTAACTACAAGAGCTAATAGGAAATAATATGAGCAGAGGCGGAATTAAAATAACACGTACTTCAGGTGAGCTTGATACTCCAAGCGCTTCAGATTCAAACGTTCCTGATTGGATGAAAGAGTTTGCTTCCAAGGCTGAGCAGATGGTTACTGCTGAACAGATGAGGCAGAAGGAAGCTGTGACAGTTGTTGATCATGCAAGAGAGCGTCAGGAGTCTGTATACAATCAGATGTACGCTATCATGAATGGCAAGAAGCCACTTTACTCATCTGTTGAAGAAGCAGTTACTGATTACCAGAAGAAGACTGGTCTCAATGACTACCTTGAGAAGATTCAGACCGAATCTCAGATGAAGGCAGCAGCAGCACATATCCTCGCAAAAGCAAAGGCTGATGAGGACGAGGCTGAAAAAAAAACTCTAAAATCTGATTGTCCAATGGTTTTTAGTTCCCATCCACAGGTGGAAGGGTTCATAGCAAATGTCCTTGATTCAAATTCTAGGATTCCAATTCCTGCGCTCATTCATATGATTGCAGAGAACTTTGAGGTTGATGGTGTTGACTCTAATCACTTAGATGACCCTGCACTGTCTCAATACATATCAGATGAACTAGCATCTAGAGAAAGACCAGATAATACAAACTACTCATCAATGGGTAAGGATGATGGTCTGCAAGACTCAGATGATAACGAGTCGTTCCTTGGAATCCTGCGCGATCAGGGCGGATTCTAAGGAGATAAATGAGAGGCGATAAATCACCGGAACAGGACTTGTTCGAAAAGTTCAAGGCTTCCGTATTAAATGTAGACCCCGTATCGTTTATTGAATCGAACCTCACCATCGACGGTGAGAAGTTTGATGTGTCAGGTGGATATAAGCCGTTCGCTGACATTTATCGATACATATGTCTAAAGGCTGTTGATGATAACTCATTGCCAGTAATTTTGGTTAAGGGCCGTCAGGTTGGTGCTACAACTATGGCTGCGGCTCTTGAGGCGTACTTTATGGGCTGTGGATTGTATGGCAACTCCACACGCTCACCTATGCGTATCATGCACTTGTTCCCGACCTTGAGTCTGGCAGCGGCGTACACAAAGGATAAGCTCACTCCAATCATCCAGCAGTCAGCACCAACTGAAATTCTAAAGTCTAACGGTCTACCAAAGTCAGTGATGGAGTCCAAGATGGATACTTCTTCACCGGCTAACGACAACATGCATTTCAAGAAGTTTCTTGGCGGAAACCAGATTTGGATTGAGTCAACAGGTCTGACAGGTGACCGTATTCGTGGTCGTACTGTTGACTGCTTGTTCTTCGATGAGGTGCAGGATATGACCGCACAGGCTATCGGTGCTGCTGATAAGATTGCAGCGCAGGCTAAGTATGGCGAAGTTGGTCAGGGCGTAAAGGTTCTCTTTGGTACTCCAAAGCAGAAGGGAGGTGCGTATTGGAACATGTGGCAGAAGTCTTCACAGCAATATTTCCACCTTCACTGCGAGCAGTGCGAGAAGCACTTCCCACTGTACCGTCCCGATGTGAACTGGGAGGACATCTGGCTTTACGGATTCATTGTCAAATGCACTCACTGTGGACATGAGCAGGATAAAAATAAGGCTGCGGCTAAGGGTAAGTGGATTCCTCTAGTTGTTGATGAGCCAGATACACCTGATGACAAAAAGCAGGTGAAGATGCATGGTTTTCATATTAACCAGCTTTACATACCTAGATTCTCTAAGTAGAAGATTCTGGCTCAGAAGCCAGGTATCTCACCAACCAATACCGAACGTATTTACATGAACGAGGTTTTGGGTGAGTTCTATGATGGTGAAGGCGGAACAATCTCTAAGGAAGAGATTATTGATAAATGCCTTGAGGATAGGAAGTTTGCAGCTCAAATCACTCCATCAGACAAGATTCGTGTCTATGCGGGGTTCGACTGGGGACAGAAGGCTAACTTGGATATGATGGCTGGTAACCGTCAGGGTCAGTCATATTCTTGTGCAGTTATCTTGACGGCACATGGTCCGGAGCTTTTCTCTGTTGATTTTGCAACGAAGCTCACCAAAAACGATCCGCAGGGCAAGAAGGATATCGTTGAAGAAATGTTCAGAAGGTACTCTGTAAACTTGTCAGTAGGCGATGTTGGTGATGCTGGAGACTTGACGCACACACTTCAGAGTACTTATGGAGATTCATTCCTTGGTTCTCGTGCAGCTAACTCTGTTAACGGTGGCATCAAGTATAGAGACGATGTATTCCCTAAGGAGATTGTTTTCGATAGAGATTACTACATCTCTGAGATGTTTGATCTACTTAGAAGGGGTTGTATCAAGTTCCCTCAGAAGTCTTGGGACAAAGTTGAGTGGCTAATTAACCATTGTTGTTCAATGGAAGTTAAGGTTACTACAGATACAAAAGGGGAGCCTAAGAGGCACTTTGTGAAAGGCAACACTCCTAACGATGGTTTTATGGCTCTTCTTAATGCTTATCTTGCTTGGAAGTTTGATGTGACCCAAAGGTTCCACATTAAGCAGCCAGGAGATAGGCAGCATGAAATAGCTCAAAATGGAACGTCTGGTCTAGCACCACTACTAGGATACGTACCAAACTGGTAAGTATCTGATATATATGAAAGCAAAGAGGAATTCTATGGATAAGTGGGGCCAAACCAATAAAACCAGAGCAGATCAGCTTAGAGATTTCAATCAAGCCCAGGAACTCTATGAACGTCGTCAAAGAATGCCGAGAGAGATTTCGGATGAGATGGCTAAGTCTGTTAGTGAACAAAGGCGAGATACACTTCAAATGGAGGCTCAGGGTGGTTACTTCAGAGAGAAGGGTGCAATGCCTGAGTTCGTTAATGGAAGGATGGATTTCAATACTGGCACATTTATACCTACAGGTTTTGAAGAGACAGCAAGCGCTAGACAAGATTTCTCAGATATAACTCCAGCTGGCTTTGTTAAGGGTAAGTCATTTAACAAGATGGCTTCCTTTAATAAGTTGGCCAATTTTGGCTCTTCTAGTTATGGAATGGGTTCAAATATTGGTTCAGCTTGGCGGGGTTCGAATGACACTGGACGCCAGGTTCCAGAGGTGTATTCACCTCTTTGGCTCAACTCCAATCTCAATCTTCCAAGAGACAGGGCCACGATTAACTCTTGGTCAAGATCTTTCTTTGCGCTGAATCCAATCGTTCAGAACGCAATATCCCTTCATTCAACATATCCAATCTCAAAATTAAACATAAAATCTAAGAATAGAAGAGTTGAAAAGTTCTTCTCAGATATGATTGAAGAGATTGATTTGATGAACATCTGCGTTCAGATTGCTCAAGAGTATTGGACTCTTGGCGAATCTTTTGTGTATGCAGAGCTTGATCAGTCTAAGGGTAAGTGGAAGCGCCTACTTATTCAGAACCCTGACTACATCACTGTAAAGCGTTCAGCAATGGCTGGAGAGCCAATGATGTCACTTAAGCCAGACGAAAACCTGGTTAGGATTGTTAACTCAAACAAGCCATCTGATATACAGCAACGCAAGCAGCTTGGGCCAGAAATTGTAGACTACATCAAGAAGGGTGCGAACATTCCACTCAATAACTTTAACGTATCTCATCTTGCTAGAAGAATTGCTCCTTATGAGGTGCGTGGAACCGGCTTAATTGTCTCATGTTTTAGACAACTTATGCTTTTTGATAAGCTTAGAGAGTCTAAGTATGCCCAGGCAGATAATATGGTGAACCCTCTTACACTTGTTAAAATTGGTTCAGATGAGTTCCGTCCAGGCCCTCTTGACCTTGATGCATGGCGTCAGGTGTTTGAGGAAGCACAGTATGATAAAGATTTCAAGATTTTCGCTTCAAAAGATATTGAAGTTGAAAGAGTTGGTTATGGGCAAGGAATATACGATATCTCTGGCGATATTACTCAGGTAATCAAAGAGATCTACATTGGTCTCATGGTTCCATCTGTTCTTATGGATGGTACTGATACAACTTATGCTAACGGCTCTGTTGCTCTTGACGTACTTCGTCAGAGGTACATGCAGTTCAGAAATATGCTTTCACAGTGGTTGAAGCGTAAAATTTTCGCTCCAATCTCAAAGATTCAGGGTTTTTACGATTATGTTGAGGGTGAAAAGACATTAATTGTTCCGGAGGTTGATTGGAATCACATGTCATTGTTTGATATGGATTCTTACACTGATAAGATGATGCAGCTTGCTCAGGGTCAGCCAGGCCAGCCAGGAACTTCTAGAGTGTCTGTTCAGACTCTCTATCGTTCACTTGGCCTTGAGTATGAGGATGAGTTACGCAAGATGCGTTACGAGGATATTCAAGAGAATATACGAATTAAAGAGAATCAGTCTCTCATGCAGTATTCACTATCTGAGTTACGTGCTCTTACTCCTGAAGATGAGATTGAAGAAGTTGTTCAGCCAGCACTTCCGGGTGAGAACCCATTTGTTGGTCAGCAAGATCCTAATCAGCAGGGTGGCGGCATGCCAGGCGCTCCGGGTGGTGGTATGCCAGGTGGTATGCCAGGTGGTATGCCAGGCGGTCCTCCACGTCCTCCAATGGGCGCAGGAGGTGGAGGACCGAAGGGTCCTGGCGGTGGTCCTAAGCCACCGGGAGGCCCTCCAGGCGGGTCACCGGGCGGTCCAACAGGAGGCGGTTCTCCACCGGGTGGACCACCACCTCCAAGCTAATAAGACCTCCCTTCGGGGAGGTTTTCTTTTAATGTCAATATTTTCGCTTATTATCGGTGGCTTATTATGACAAAAATGATTGATAAAATTGCACAGAGAAGAGGTCTTTGGAACAGAGTAAGACCAAGTAACCTTACAAAGCAGGTTTATAGATTAAATCCAACGTACAATAAAGAGTATAAGGCTCTGCGTAAGGCTGATGATGCTATTAGGAAGCTTCGTGCTCCTGGTAATCAGACAGCGAAAGATCTTCTCAAAGAAATGAGAAAAGCTTTCAAGTCTCACAAGTGGGCTACTACAATGGATAGAGCTGCCAGAATATCCATTCTTGCTGACAGAATTGCAAAGCATGAAAGAGTAAATGAGTTATTAGAAATTGCTAAAGATAACTTTAAAGAATTTTACTTTGAAGGTGGAAAGGTAAACACCGATCAAATTGATGAAGCACTCAATAAGAGCAAGGAAGCAGACTTTAAGACTGAGGCTTTGTTTGGCGATTGGGCGAGAAGAAGAAGGCATGATTCCATGGGAGGAAGGTCAGGCAACAAGCTTGTCGAACGTGCTATTACCTCTATGTATAATAGAGCTGAATCTCTTGCAGAGGCCATTATGTCCACTTACAAGGAGCTAGACAATGCTCGTGCTGAAGGCATGGTCGGAAATTACATTCAGAGCATCACGCAGTTAAGATCAAAAGCTGATGAATTTGATAAGGTTTTCAAGGGAACTCATGCTGCCGTAAAAGAATTTCTTCCAAAAGCTCCAACCATGGATGAGGTTGAACAGGATGTTAAGGAAGAGGAAGTAGCTAAAGAAGAGGTTAAGGAAGAGGAAAAACCAGAAGAAAAGCCAGAGGGTGAAGCTCAAGAAGGTGGTGAGGATAAGCCAGAAGAGTTCACCGAAGCAGTTCAGCTTGGAGAAAGTGGTCTCTTAGGTGATTTGGGTGAAGGTGCTCAAGAACAAATTGAAGGATTAGATCTTGTAAGTCCACTTCCAAAACCACCAGCTGGGCCATCTGGTCCTCCTACTGGTTCTGTTGAACCTGATGTTTATACTTCAGCTCCAGCTCCAGGACCAGATAGGATTGATATGGATGCGTTATTACAGCCGGAAGGGCTGAATCTACCACCGGCTGTGCCACTTGATGCGCCAATGGAACAGTCTACATTTGGTGCTAATGCATCTGTTTATCCTGCTAAAATAAAGAAGGCTCTAGCCACAGGTGATCGTGGGGTAGCAGTCGCACTTCTATCTAAGTATTCTCAAGATCTTGAGGATGCTGGCAATATTACTGAGTCTGCGAGAATTCTTGCCATTGCTCAGGAAGTTTTTAATGGTAAATAATTATCAAATAATAAGACAAGCAGCCATCGAGCTTCATGGTTTGGATCACAAGAATGTGGTCAAGGTTGCTGGTGTCGTTAAGAAAGTCATCAACTGGCTTAAAGGCTTTGGTGATCCCGAATTCCAGCGTAAGCTTAAGGAATTGCAGGACATGTCGCCCGCCATTAAGAATACTGTTGATGGTCTTTCTGTTGAGATAGATAAGCTTAATAAGGCTCTTAATAACACAGACCCTGAGCAGTTTGGACAGGCACTAGAGCAGGTTCGCCCTCTTGTATCAGACTTGGCAAATTCATTGACCGATCTTGATCAGAAGGCTGCA